CTAATGTTTGGAACCAAGACATCTTAGTGTAGTACTGACCAGTACCAGTTTCGTCTGTGGTTACACCTGTGTTAGATACTTCCTTAGCGATTTGAGCACTCCAGTGGTTAGTAGTGTCAGCGTTTCTAATAAGCATTTCTAAAATCTCTAAATCAATTTCCATTGAAATGTACTCAGACAAAATAGACGTTAATTCTGCTTCAGCATCAATGCTATGGTAAGCATTAAGATCCTGAGCGAATTCTGGTGTCCATTGAGCCTTTAATTTACGAGTTTTCGCAGAAACCGTAGAGCTTTCAAGCTTAACGTTAATTTCAGGAATGTTTAAGTTAGAAACATTATCACCAAATGCAGTAGTATTAACAGATCCATCCTGGAAATCACCAGTATCATTTAAGTTATCTGGTCCTTTGTGGATAGATGCAGTAACGTTACCTGCTGCGAAGTTACCTGATACTAAGAATTCAACATTAGTACCAGCTATTCTAGTAAATGCAGGGAATACTTCTTCTACAACACTACCTACAGAAGATTTCAAATCGAATGCTCTAATACCTTCTAAATCACCATCAACGTCTGTAATTTCTGACGTAGGGACTTGAACTACATAGATGCTATCTCCGGCTGCTCCGGCAGTACCGAAAGTGTCACCTTTTGCTGCTAAAGAGGCTGAGAAATTTCTATCGAAATTTAAAATACCATCTAAAGTAGCAGAGGCAGTAGCAGGAGCAGCAACATTTAAGTCAAACTCGTTTATAGAGTAACCGAAACGGTTATTGTATAAACCTTGTCCTACTTTAGTTGCGCTAGGTAATTCAGTTTTAGTTTTATCTGAGCTTGCAGCATATAAGCTTTCGCCTGCTGTAAAGTTAGCTTGACCAGTACCATACTGGAAATCTAAGTAGAAGATAAGGCCAGAAGGTAAGTTCATAGGTTGTACAGACACGAGGTCCTTAGCAACGATCTCACCAAATACTCTTCTTACGAGAGGAAGAGCAACACCAGCGTATGCTTCACTTTCACCAGTATTGATAGAAGCAGCAGTACCTAAAGTACTAGCCTCTTTTACTAACTGTCTGGCTTGGTTCTCTAACAGAACAGCCATGTTTGTTTTTTCTGCTTCGTGGCCGTTTAAGCCTTCGAGCAGACCGGACTTTTCCCACTTGCTAGCTAATTTAGCAGCTTCAGTTTGCTGATTAGCATATGGGCTAGCCCCTTCTAATAATGAATTTACGTTCATTTGTTCTAGTTATTATTTTAATTTAATATTAGCAAGTTTTTGGAATCTTGACACTGTCTCGTCAACGGATTCCGTAATAACCTTTTGCGGAGCAGTTCCAGTAGCTTTAGAAGCACGTCCTAAACCTTCCTTAATTGCTCTTTTTTCTACATTGGTAAAAGTAAATGACTCTTGAAGAGTTTCATATACTAATTTTGCCTCACCAGCTGTAGACGCTTTGTCTAATGCATCAACTACTTTAACTTTTTGGTTTTCAGTAAGTGCATTAGCTCTAAATAGTTTGTTGCAGTAGAGGAGTTTGCTGTTTAAAAGATTCATTTCAGAAATAGTATTCTGCAAAGACTCAACAGTTTCGAGGGCTTCGTCACGCTCTTCTTTAAGCTTTTTAACGGCACCATCGTATCCGGTTCTGCCTTTACCACCGACTTTTTCGTCGTATCCTGTTCTGCCTTTACCACCGACTTTTTCATCATAGCCAGTAGCACCTTCATCAACAGTTTCTTCATCTAAGTCAGCTTCGATTTCAGAAATAAGAGCATCAATGTCAAAAGTTTCTTCAACACCTTCAGATCTACGAGCAGCGCCAGCACCAGCAGCCATGCCTTCAAGGGCGTTATAAACTTTTTCCATCTTAGATCCAGGCTCAAGTTTACCTTCACGTCCTTTCTTTAAGAGAGCTTCAATACCGCCAGCAGCCGCAGCTATGCTACCGATAACAGCTAATCCAGCAAGTTCGTTGACTTGACCCTCTTTCATGTCTTCATCTTTTTCGTCGTCCTTACCTTCTTTCATGTCTTCATCTTTTTCATCATCTTTGCCTTCTTTCATGTCTTCGTCAGCATCCTCATCATAAGACATTTCATCAAGTTCAGCCATGAGTTCTTCAAGGTTGATTTCTTCATCTTCATCAAGATATGCTTCCTTCATGTCCTCATCTTTTTCATCTTCATGATATGCCTCTTTCATGTCCTCGTCTTTTTCGTCCTCCATGTAAGACATTTCTTTCATGTCTTCGTCTTTTTCGTCTTCCATGTAGGTTTCTTCAAGCTCGAGATCCTCTTCTATCTCTTCAGCTAACTTAGCTGAGAGCATACTTTTAATTTTAGAGTCGAAAGCTTCTTCTAATGCCATTTTAGCATTTTCTAAAGCTACTTCCCTAACAGCTTTCGCATCAGCGATTGCCTCTTTTAATAATTCTTTAGCCATTTTGTTTATAGTTTTTAATTGGCTTCCAGTAAATTGTGTACGGGAAATAGAGATTTTAGTATCTCTAATAGGGATTTGTTTTAAAATCCAGGGACACTATATTGAGATAGTGTATGCTTCAAAAATAAATATAAAAGTAATTTGGAAACCAAAAAATTTTTTCGTATCTTTAGGGAAAACTATTTATATTATGAATCCATTTGAAGCACTAGCAATAGCATTTATTGAAGATATTACTAATTTTCAAACAGTATGTACTTATTTTTTAATCGGGGTTATAATAGCAGCTTTACTTGAGAGAGCTATTGAAAAAGCTGGATACCCTATGGAATGGTCAGATAGATTTTGGGTTGTGTTAGGATGGCCTTTAGCGTCGGCTATCTTTATTTACAGCTTTATTAAGGGGTTCTTTGGTAAAGATTAACACTTACACATTCCGGTGTTATCACAGATAATATCTCTAATAACATTGTTAACTTTAGTATAGTCTGTAATGGGGGTGTTTACTCCTTCATTCATAGGAGTCATGTAAGCACCAGGAGTAGAAGGTGTTGATACAAAATCAAAACACAAAAGATCAAAATCTTCTTGTACCATTAATATACCATCAGAATTTTCCTGTACTGAACCCATACCTCTAGAGGATATTCCTACTGTAACACCACAACGAAATAATTCTTTGAGAATGTTACCAGAAGGGGTAGTTAGTATTTCAACTACACCATGTACATCGTTTCCTTTCATAGTAACTTCTACTATATTATGGGATACATTATTTAAGTTAATAACTGAAGATTCAGGGTGGTCTAATTCGCCTAAAGCTCTTTTTTCTCTAACTGGACCATCAATATATTTTTTAATTTCTCTTTCAAGAATTTCTTGCTCATAGATTCTGCCGTTATGGTTTTTAACACCGGCTCTTTGAATAACACCGCCTACTCTAAGGGGTTTATTTTCTCTAATAGATTGCTCAACTAAAAGCTTATCTACTTTAAACGGCATATGTTCTATAAGTAATTGTTTCATCTTCCTTGTCCTCTATTTAGTTTTCTATAGTTTTTAGAATTTTTATGGTTACTATGCTTAGTTTTAGCATGGATACCAGGTCTATTTACTTTATTGTCTTTTTTATTAAAATCAAAGGCACTAATCTTTCTTGGCATAACTATAATTTTTAACGTTTTTTTCTTCTTTTTTTCTTAAAGGCACCGGGTATAGCATAAGGACCTACACCACTTTCACCTGTAGTAACAGAAGCTGCAGTCCCTAATGTGCTTGCTTCTTCTAACTCCGATTTAATAAGTTCGCGGATAATATTTCGAAGTTCATCTATTTTCATTATAATGATTTTAATTCGTTAACCAACTCGTAATAATTTAAAAGGTTAACTACATTATCATCATGAACAGATGATTTCTTACAAAGAGGTTTTATTAAACCTACTACTTCATTTAATTTAATTTGAGTAACTTTATCTGTATTTTTAGATAATTCTTTAATTTCAGCCTTTACTTTATTAATTTCCCCATTAATAAAACGCTTTAATTTTGGACTATTAGAAATATTATAAACATATTCTTTTAATAATCTTCTTTGACTATTACTTAATCTAGAATATTTTTCATTAAACTTTTCCATTAACATCTTGTAAGTAAGGGCTCTAGTTTCTTTATCAAACTTTTCATATTCTTCCATAACCATATCTTTTTTAGGTTTATTTGGAAGTCCTTTACCTGTGATATGTTCCAAAATAATGACTTTAGAATCAACTATATGTAAGGGATTAGCTGTTTGGTTTTCTAATAAATTGTAAACACTTGCATATACCTTATAATCATTAATTTTAGCTTTAAAGAAGTCTTCTATATTATAGGTATCTTTAATTTCTCTAACAAGATTATATCTTTCTCTCCTTAAGACAGATTTATTAAGTTTATTATGAGCACCTATTAATGTTTCTAATAATACGGTAGCATTTGCTTCTTTATCAAACTTTTTATTTAATAGAGCGTGATATATTTGATATTCTTTTAGTAAAGTAGAA